AGTAACCCATGACCGACTTCATCACCGTTGCGCAGGTGGACAGCCTGCTGGGCGTCGAATGGGCGACCGAAGACAAGAAGCCGCGCGCGGTGTTGATGGCGAACACCTGGCTCACTGAGCGAGTGCGCAATGTGGTCGATCCGACGCCGGACGCCATCGTTCAGGCGGGCGCTGAAATTGCCACCGAGGCGGCAGCAGGTCGACTGTATGGCGCTCAGGCTCGCGAGGTCGCCGAGACATCGGTGAAGGCTGGCAGCGTCAGTACCAGCAAGGTGTTCTCCGAGGGGTCGAAGGCCATGACAGCCGGTGAGTCGTTTGCCCTGGCATTGATCAAGCCCTGGACGACAACCAATCAAATCAAGCTGGTGAGAGGCTGACATGGGGCTGCGCGAGGATATCCAGGCTGACATGGCTGAAGCCTTTGACACCGACCTGGCCGATGCGGTGAAGACGTTCACGGGCGGCATCACGCTGCCCGGTACTGTTGACCCCGTGACAGAAGAAACCACTGGCGAGGTCGTGATCGAGTACACCGGGCGTGGCGTCTTCGATGCCTACGAGGTCCGACTGGTGGACGGGATCAACATCAAGTCCACTGACCAGCTACTGATCGCCCTGACCAACGAAGTGACCGGGACGCCTCAGGTCGGTCACAAGATCAACGGCTCTGAGGTACTGAGCGTCACGATGGACCCCGCCGAGGCGCATTACGAAATCCAGTTGAGGGCGGTGTAATGGCTGGCTGGAGTATTCCGCCGTCGGCGTTTGCTGACATGGTGGATGAAGAGGTTGGCAAGCGGGTGCGCACGATCGCTTTGGCGCTACTCAACGAAGTCATTCAGCGCTCTCCGGTCGGCAATCCTGACTTATGGAAGGATCCGCCACCGCCTGGCTACACCGGCGGCCGCTTCCGGGGCAGTCACATCGTCAGCATTGGCAGTCCGGTTTACACGGTCACAACCAATATCGACCCAAGTGGATCGGAGACGCAAAGTAAGGGCATGGCTGCGCTTTCTGGATTGGAGCCCTACACCCAAGTCTTCATCCAGACAAACCTGCCGTATGCCGAGCGCCTGGAGCAAGGTCACTCGGGACAGGCACCGAACGGCCTGTACGAACTCGCATTCATCAGTGTGTCGGAGATGTTCAGATGACCTACGAAGAGATTCGCGCGGCCATCACGGCCCGGACCGTTGCTTTTACGGGTATCGACCAGGACAGGATCTTCTACCCAAACGCCGTGATCCCGCCTAAGTACCTCGACACATCCGGCATCTTCAAACCCCCATCGGAGGGTGTGTGGTGCCGAATGACCATCCAGTTCGCGACGGCCTTCATGGCAGGAATGGCTGACAAGCCATACACCCGCAAGCCCGGGCAGATTGTGTTTCAGTGCTTCGCCAGGCAGCGCACGAACATGAAGACGATCACTGCTTTGGCTGACGCGCTCGAAGCGCACTTCGGCTACTGGACCGCCGGCGACCTTGAATGCATGGAGGTCAGTCAGGCCGTGGTCGGTGACGACGGCAACGGCTTCTACCAAATAAACGTGAATATCCGGTTCCGCGCCGGCTGATCCAGCGCAACGCACCAACAACAGCCCGCGATGCGCGGGCTTTTTCATGTCCGCAATCTGGAGACTCACTATGTCGAGCGGCGCCAAGGTTACAAGTTACATCATCCCCGAGGTGACGCCCGGCGTGACCCCGGAGGTCGGCACCTGGGACACGCTCCGGCTGACCGGCAATGCGATGACCCCGACCGTCAACACGGCGACCAGCGACGAGATCACCGACTCGCGCATAAGCCAGGGTTCGGTCGTGACCAGTACCGATATCGGCGGCGACCTGACCGCCGAACTGTCCTACGGCAGCTTCGACAAGCTGCTGGAGGCCGCTTTCTACGGCAACTGGACCAGCAACGTGCTGACCGTAGGCGACGTGCGCCACACCTTCAGCATCGCCAAGAACTACATGGACGTTGGTGTTTACTCCCTGTTCAAGGGCGTGCATATCCCGACGTTTGCCCTGGACATCCCGAGCGACGGCAAGGTCACAGTCACCTTCGGCACTGCGTGCCTGGACTACACCGACAGCAACGCGCCGATCGTACTTGCGCCGGCAGCTCCGACCGCAACCCCATTCATGAGCAACGGCAACGTCGGCGCTCTCTTGGTCGACGGCGTATCGCTGGAAGGTCAGGCCTGCGTCTCGGCTATGACCATCAGCCTCGACAACGGCCTGCAGGCTCAGCGCTGCATCGGCACCGACAAGATGGGCCCTGGGGCACAGATCGCCACCGAGGTGGCCATCACCGGCACTATCACGCTGGCTTGGTCTCCGACGGCCTGGGGCATCTGGAAGAACACCTTCACCCGCAAACCGGTGTCGGTCGAGTTCCCGATCACCGATAGCATGGGCAACAAGTACACCTTCGATTTCCCGGCGGTGGAAGTCGACGGCGAACTGCCGAACGGCGGCAAAAAGGATCTGGTCGAGCTGACGCTGAATTACACCGTGGCCAAGCTCGCCCCGACCATCACTCGCGCGCCATACGTGGCACCTACCAGCATCACCGTGGCGCCTGGTACCGCGACTATTGCCGTAGCTGCCACGCAGCAGCTGACCGCGACCGTGCTGCCATCCGGCGCCCCGCAAGGCGTGAACTGGACCAGCAGCGCGCCGAGCAAGGCGACCGTGAGCTCGACCGGCCTGGTCACTGGTGTGGCATCGGGCTCGGCGACCATCACCGTGACCAGCAAGTACGACGGCACGAAGCTCAGCGTGTCAACCATCACCGTTTCGTAACACCGATACACCCCTTGACTGCCCCGGCACCAACGCCAGCCGGGGCGGTCCTTTTCGGCGTGGCGTGAGGAATAATCATGGCTTTGCGACTGACCAAGAAAGACCAGAGCACCTCAGAAACCAAGTGGGTCGCCTATGACGACGACACCAAAGTGTTGCTGGCACGAATTGATAACCCAGAATACGCGGTCGCCCTTGAGCGCGAACGCCGCAAGCTGCGCAATGCGGATGCCCAGTTCGGTGTTGGCGTCGTAGGCGTGATCGACGGCGAGACCACCGAGCATCAGACACAATGCAGGCTGTTAAGCCAGTTCATCGTCAAGGACTGGGCTGGCGTGCAGGATGCGGAAGGCAACCCGCTGGCGTACAGCGCCGGAGACGCCGAGCAGATGCTCGATTCCAACATCGAATTCTTCCTATTCGTCCTGAAAGAATCGGGAAAGGCCGCCATCGAGGCGAAAAAGGAACTGGCTGAGACCGTGGGAAAGTCGTTGCCCGCTTCGAGTGGGAAAAAGAGTGGGGCGGCGAGACGGAAAAGCGTCGACTGATTTACAAGAAGCTGAACATGGCGGTGCCGGATGAGCCGGAAACGGACCCGATGACCGACTACCTGCTGAGCACCTTCCGCAATATCACCCGCGGTCGCCGGTTCATTACAACGATGGCCGGTGCTTTCCCGCTGCCGCTGTCAGCCAGGGAAATATCGGATTGGCTGGAGGCGCACCCGCCGACTATGCCGCGCCGGGAGATCGATGAGGTCGTCTACACCCTGGACGCGATATGTCTTGAGGCAAAGGAAGAGTCCCCGCCATAGCCACGCCTGGCGCACAAAGCCCGCTCTTGCGGGATTTTTTATATCTGGAGAAAGGCAATGGCCCAAACATCCCGCCTCGTCATTGAGTTGGACAGTCGAGACGCCGAAGCAAAGGCGGCGGACACGCGCAAGGCACTTGAGGCGCTGGAAGATGCGGGCCTGAGCATTCAGCCGGCGCTTAACAAGGCCGGCGCAGGCATGGAAAAGATGGGCAGGGGTGCCGAAAAGGCTACCAAGTCTATCGAGGATGAGACTGACGAGCTTGAGCGTCTGCTAGGCCAGATCGACCCGGTTGTGCGTCGCCTGGGCGAACTGGACAAGCAAGAGCAGTTGCTCGCCAAGCACAGAAAGGAAGGCAAGCTCGACAAGGCAACCTTTGACGACTACCAGGGGAAAATTGCCGCATCCCGCGCCGAGCTCGGCCGCTTCAATGCCGACATGGGAAAGACTGGAATTTCAGCCAAACAGACGGCGGCTGTCCTGCGCGGTGTGCCTGCGCAATTCACTGACATCGCCACTTCGCTCCAGGGTGGACAGGCTCCGCTGACTGTGTTCCTGCAGCAAGGCGGCCAGCTCAAAGATATGTTCGGCGGCGTCGGCCCGGCTGCCAAGGCGCTTGGCGGTTACGTTGCCAGCCTGATCAACCCGTTCACCGTGGCTGCCGCGGCAGTCGGCACGCTTGGCCTGGCCTACTACCAGGGATCAAAGGAGGCCGACGCCTATAGCCAGGCCCTGATTCTGACGGGCAATGCGGCAGGTACAAGTTCCGGCGCCATTAGCTCGATGGCCGCCAATGTCAGCAGATCCGTGGGGACTATCGACGCGGCATCGGTAGTGCTGGCTCAGCTGGCTGGATCTTCGAAAATACCCGCATCGTCTTTCGAAATGATCGCGACTGCGGCGCTAAAGATGGAAGGCGCCACCGGAAAGGCCGCAAGCCAAACCGTAGCGGACTTCGAGAAGCTGGCGAAAGATCCAGTGAAATATTCGGCAGAGCTGAACGAACAGCTTGGCTACCTGACGGCATCGACTTACGCGCAAATTGAGGCCTTGTCGAAACAGGGCGATCAACAAGGCGCTGCAAACCTTGCTGAGAAAGCCTATGCCGAAGCCATTAGCTCGCGGGCCGACCTCATTAAAAGCAAACTCGGCCTTGTCGAGACAGCATGGGACGGAGTTAAGTCGGCAGCCAAGGGCGCATGGGATGCGGTCCTGGACATTGGCCGAGAAGACACGTTCGAGCAGAAGCTGATCAAGCTTGAAGACCGGCTGAATCGGGTTCGTAACGCCAAAACGCCTACCATCTTCGACGACAACCCGAACCTCGGCGAGCTTGGCGCTGGCGAGAGCGGTGCGCAGTTGGCAATCACCGATCTGTATGTTCAAAAGGATGAGGATGATCGTCGCGCTGCCGCCAAGGCCGAGGCGCTACGCCTTGACAAGGAATCAATCGAGAATCAAGGGAAGCTTAGCGAGGCGCTGAAGAATTCGGCCTCAAATGCTGAAAAGCTGAAAGCTCGTTACGTCGAGATCGACAAGCAAGTCGAGTCTGCAAGTCGTCGCGGCCAGGCGTATTCAGATGCTCAAATCAAGCAGCTGAAAGACGCGGCAGCAGAGCAGTACAAGGATAAAAAGCCGGAGACGCCAAAGGCTCCAAAGGCTTACACCGAAGACGCCGGCCTCAAGATGCTGGACGCAGCCCGCCAGACCAATGCCGTGTTGCTTCAGCAGAATGCCTCGATCAACGGTCAAGGTATCTCCACCCAGAAGCTAGGCGCCCAGGCTCAGGCTCTGATCAAGTGGGAGCAGCAGCTTGCTGATATCAAGGGCAAGCAGACCCTGACCGCCGACCAGAAGTCGCTACTGGCGAGCCACGATCTGATCACCGCACAGCTGAAGAAGAATGCCGGGCTTGAGCGCGAAGCAGAGATCAGCAAAAGCATTCAGCAAGCGCAAAAGGATCAGGTTCAGCTGTTGACGCTGACTGGCCAGCTTAAAGAGGCAAACAGCCTCAAGTCGTCGCTGGATGACGCGGCCTTGATGGCTGAGTACGAGCGACAGGGAAATACCGAGGCCATGAAGCGCCTCGAAACGCTCATCAAAATTCGCGATATCAATCTCAGTTCGGCACAAAAGCCAGGGACTGTTGAGGGGGTGTCGGAGGCGCCCACAGCTCCTGGCCTGGATGCGTCAGTCGGGGGGCCGTACAGCGAAATCGACCGACTGAACGATGCAACAGTAAAGCTCGATGAGTGGCGCGCCAACGAACTAGCTAAGCAAGACGCTTACCTTGATGAGAAGGCGATAAGCGAACAGACCTACGCCGATCGTATCGCCAATATCGATCAGCAAGCCAGGGAGCAGCGAGTCAGCATCGAGAAAGCCAAAAAC